TCCTGACGGGCTTGTGGGCGACGGCTTAACCGAGTTCAAGTGCCCGAAGAGCAATACCCACGCGGAGTATCTGCTTGGCGAGTGCGTGCCTGATCTCTACATCCCGCAAATGATGTGGCAGATGGCTTGTTGCCCTGGCTACCAGTGGTGTGATTTCGCAAGCTATTGCCCGGACTTCCCAGAGCCGCTGGACCTGTTCATCTGCCGTCTATCCCGTGACGAGAAGCGCATTGCGGCAATGGAAGCGGAGGCCGAAAAGTTTCTAGCGGAAGTCGAAACGATGGTCGTGCGGCTGAAAGACGGATTGGAAGGGGCGCTGCGCAATAGCTTGCAGGTGATGGAAAAATCGAATGCCTAGCGTGGACGATGTATTCGAGCGTTGTAAACGGCTGCGGGAGCGCGGCAAGGGCGCTGAGAAGTCGCACTTCGGGCTTGTCTCAGAAGAAGTACAGCAGCGCATCGAAAACGCCCCCAAAGAGGACGGTAAGCGAGCAACGCGCATTGTGTGGGAGTCAGGGGACCCGGACGTGTACAGCCTGTTTCACAAAGAGCGGGAGCGGTACATGCAGATCGCCAGCGAAAACCCAACACTAGCTACGGAGCTGATGATTATCGTTTTGAAGCTACACCCTGACCGGGAGCTACGAAGTTTTATCAATGCCTTAGGGCCAGCCAAGGCAGCAGGAGCGGCAGGATGACGCTAGAACAATTCTTGGAGAAGTTGGAGCAGACGCCGAGAGATTGGGGTCTAACGATGGTCTTTATTCGCCGCGGTAAAGGCGAGGACTATCAGTGCCCACTCGCTGCGGTCGCTGGAATATTTGATGTGTCCGCGCCACACGATTACGCGAAGAAACTTGGTCTATCAATAAAGCTAGCGAACCGAATCATTGAGGCGGACGGCTGCCTAACTTTGGAGCCAGAGCTTCGCGCCAAGCTCCTGAAAGCGTGTGGCCTCGCATGAGCGTTCTATGGGGCGGTCGCGCGCATGGCAGCAGAGGACATATTCCGCAGCATGAGCTGTTCGGCTGGTGCTGCTTCTGGCTGGCGCTGGCAATCATTATCGTGGCGCTGGTCATAGCGGGCTGAGTTTTTTGTAGGGGCGGAAAAGGTGCAAAGGGAGCGGAGTGACGGGAATAGATGCTGGCATTGCAGTTGTGGATGCGGATTCATCACGGCCAACGGACGCAGATTCTTGAAAGGTCACACAAGGGAGGAAAGGCAATGGCAAAAAGGACGGGACTTGCTCAAGGGAATCAAGGCTTGGATAAAAAATCCAAGTGCCTCGCAATCGCAGAGAAAGGAATCGTCACAGGCCACGACTTTGCCGGATTCATGTCCGCGCTAATGAGCGACCTGATCGGCGGCAAGGTGTCTCCCAACATCGGAAATGCAGCCTGCAACGCTGGCGGCAAACTCCTGAAAGTCGTGGAGATGCAAATGAAATACGGCACGCAGGAAGCTGGCGGAAAAGTTCTGCGGTTGACGATGGGTGCTTCTCTTGTTGGAGAACAGCAAATAGCAGCGGACTAAAAAGGCCAGGGCGACGCTTGTTCACGCCGCCCAGCAAAGAGAGTTTATCAATCCTAACTTTCGCATTGGAAAGATAGGGCTGATCGAACGGGGTACCCAAGAAAGATTGTAGCACAAGTTTCGTGCCGTGGCGGAATAGACGCGCTGTGAGCGTGGTAGGGGTTGGTCGTAACCAAGAAGGCCAATTTCTGAGAGCGCCCGTCAGGAAGTAGACGCTAGGGATTGCTGCTCATGCGGTGGGAGCAACGAGCCCACGATCTGAGATGGGGAAGAAAAATACGCCCATCATCCGAGGTGGCTACGGGAATCCTCGGCGGCACGAAAGTATTACTCAGGAGAATTTGTAACTTCTGCGGCGATCCATCGGTCGGATGGGCTGGCGGGTTGAGTTTCTGAGGGGGAGTTGGTCTGAGCATTCAGGCGATGTCATGGGTGTTGGAACATTCGGAATCTCGTTTGGGCGCTAGGTGTGTGCTGATGTCGATTGCTAATCATACAGATCGGACTGGCAGGAACGCTTGGCCGTCCATGCACACCATCGCGCTCGAGTCTCGAGTCAGTGAAAGAGAGGCACAGTATGCCGTAGCAGCACTCAAAGAAATTGGTGAACTTGAAGTAATTCCTGGTGGGGGTCGCGGCAGGCCCAATACGTACCATCTGCCGCTAATGTACGCAACGATTGCGTGCTTTGAGCAAGAAAAGGGTGCACAGGGTAGTCCGAAAGGGTGCATGGACCCACCCGAAAGGGTGCACACGGGTGCGCAGGAGCCGTCCAAAACTGAACCGTCCACTACAGAACCGTCCAAAACTATTGCGCAGGGCTTCGAGATTTTCTGGGATTCGTATCCGGTAGGAAGAAAAGTCGGGAAGAAGCCCGCCGTCCGCGCTTGGATTCGCTCAGGGTGCGAGGCGCATACCGGCGAAGTGTTGGCTAGCTTGGCGGATTGGAAGAAAACCAATCAGTGGCAGGACGTGAACTTTATCCCTTATCCGACCACATTTTTGAACGAGGAACGCTGGAAGGACGAAGTACCAAAAGAGGTGAGTAATGGAGCACGCCAAGGAAATCCTACAAAGGCCGATGAGCGGTCTAGCCGAAACGCCGCCGCTCTCTCAAGCGTTCTTGGACGCGCTAATGGCGAACTTGGCATTGTTCGGGGAAATCTACCGGCAAGAACTGACACCGCTAGCGGTGGTGGCCTACCGCGAAGCCTTGAAGGATTTGTCAGTAAAGGCCCTAAACCTGGGGTTTGAACTAGCGCTCAAGCATTGCAAGTTCATTCCCACGCCGGCAGAGATTCGAGCTTACGCCGCAGAGTGCCCCGCGCCACCGGCTACGAATGGTTGTGAAGTGTGTCGGGGAACTGGCTGGCGTGTGGTGCCACGGCTGGACGGGCTGGGAGATCAGGCGAGACGTTGCGAGTGCAGCCCGAGGAAGGCCAGCGCATGAACAACAAACCAAAAGTAGCGTCGAGCGAAACCAAACCAGCCATAGGCTATCAGTGCAAAAAAGGGCGGCACGATCTGTGCATAAAGCGCACGTGTACTTGCAAGTGCGGCCACGTAACGGAGTGAGGGGGAGCGTGAGGGATGAATCGAACGGGATGCTCGATTCCTGATTGTCAAGAAGCGCATTGCGCACGCGGGCTTTGCACAAAACACTACGACCAATGGCGACACGACACCATATCTACCGCCGCACCAACAGATGACGAGTGGCGGCGTAAGCCACTTAAGAGCGACAGCTTAGAGCTGACTGGACTATCCCCTTCATGTGAAGCGCAGATGATTTCCATGGCGCGTTGGTTATGGAGGGGTGGGCAGTGAAAACAGACCAGCAGATACGCCAAGAGATGAGCCGATTGAAAAAGCTATTGCGCGAGCGCAAGCGTAAAGCCCACGGCGAGCCGAAGCGGAGAAAAGGGAGAGGGATATGAGCAGAACCCTTACCGAAGCCAATGATTCCATTGCCTTTCGTGAACTGCAAGACACTGTTTTGGCAATCCGTCCCAGCCTTAGGTCTCGATGGGGTGCCCTGACAGTAAAGCAAAGATTCATGCGTAGACGTGAAGCCCGAGGACCGGAAGAATGCTGGCCCTGGAAAGGGGAATTGAACGGAGGTTATGGGCGGTTCGAAATTAAAAGCGGGAACCGAATCATTCGTTCATGGGCGCACAGAGCTGCCTATTGCTTCACGAAAGGACCGATACCAAAGGGTTTCCAGATCGATCATCTGTGCCGCAATCGTGCCTGCGTCAATCCAGCGCATCTAGAAGCGGTAACCCTTGTTGAAAATGTACGCAGGCAGTATTTAGCCATTGCAAAAACGCATTGCATTAACGGACATGCGTTGACTGCGGAGAATCTAGTCCTGCATAAACGGAAAAATAGACCCAGTTACAACGAGTGCCTAATTTGCAAAAACAATGCCCTCAGGCGATTCAAAGCGAGAAAGGAACTGAAATCATGAGCGCAGAAGTCTCGCTTCGCAAACAGATTGATTACCATGCTGCGAGGCTGAGGTATCTCCGCAAGCAGTTGCGCAAGAGCAAGGGCTTGCCAGCCAAGAAGAAAGGGTTGGGTTGCCGTATCGGGGACCGGGATTTAGTCGCAATGGCGCTGCGCGACTTCAAAGACCCCAGCTCGTACATACGGCGAAGCGATGGCGGGGAAGTTCTGCACGGGCAGGACTGGCGAGACAGGAAAGTAGAATTGCGCGACCGAGCCGGTGGGCGTTGTGAGTATGAGGCACCGTGGAAGATATGGCCGTTGGGCGGTCCGGCACTGGAGCGATGCGTGAGGGACGGCATGGTTCCAGCGCATATTGAGCCGCGTCATCCCCGGCGCGATGACCGCATGAGCAACTTGAAACTCTACTGTTTCGAGCATGATCGGCTGACAGAAAAGCAGAATTGGCGTCGGATTCGCTCAGGGAAGGTTGGAGCAACAAAATAATGAGTTTTCTCACAACTACCGCTCAACCGGGGCGTTCGATGGCATACCGCAAGGCTGTAGCTTTTAGGGTGGAGAGGCAAGAGACGAAAGGAGGACGGCTATGACAGCAGAGGCGGAGTTGCAGGGGTTACGCGAACTCGTGGAAGCCTCACGCGATGGCTTTCTAAATGGGCAGCCTTACATTCTGACCTACAGCGACATTATCGAGCGATTGCGTGAACTGGAGGTACTGCAAATCGCGCGAACCACCTGCGATTACGTGAGCGAGTTTGGCGACTCGACAAAGTGTGGGCGCAAGAAGGGACACAAGGGCCTGCACATGATGGTGCCAATTGTGCCAGTGACAGAAAAAGGAATTGTGGACAATGACGACCGTGCTTTCTTTGACCGTCATTACTGGCAGATAGCAAAGCGCCTGCACGATAAACGACTTTGGCGCGGACCGTGGCGCATAGAAGTGAACGAATGCGTCTACAAATTCACCGTCACGGGGTACGCGAAGAAAGGCTCGGAAGTTTGGAAGGAGAAGGAGGCCGAGGCCAGCACGACGCAGGCGAAATGAAGCGATATGCCATGCACTCAGCACCGAACGGTAGGTGTAGGAAAAAAGAGCAGGGAAGGTTGGAGCATGAGCGATTCGCTCGAATTTACCGTGCCGCTGGTGCCGCCGAGCGTCAACCATTACAAGAAGCCTCGCGGCAGGGGACACGGCTATTACGTCACCGCCGAGGCTGAAGCCTTCAAGCGGGCGGTTGCACTCTGCGCCCGTGGGCAATCGGTCAGCGCCAAGACCTACGAATTGGAGGCTCGCGTTTACTTGGGCCATAAGCAGCGCGGCGACGGAGACAATTTCTGGAAAGTGATATCCGATGCGCTGGTGGAAGCGCGTTGCATTCATTCCGATGCGGCGGTAGTGACGTGGATTCTGCACAAGGCACGGGATCGGGCGAACCCACGCACGGAGATTTTAATTCTGGCTAAAGAGCAGCACAGGAAGGCCAAAGCAACGCCGTGATCGAAATAGGAGAAGCGCTACCGGAGATTCTTTTATGAGCGAAGAACAGAAAGCACGCGAGCGGTGCCTGCAATGTTTGAGGATGCCTTGCCTGTGCGTAGCGTATCCCGGCATGAAGATTAGCGATGATGATCTGATAGATGCGGCCACTTCATGCAGTAGCAGGGCGGTACGTTTGAAGGCGGAGATTGTTTTGCGGCAGCGGCACCCAGTACGGAGGCGATCATGAGCGAAGAAAAACAGGTGGGCGCGGGCCAGGTCAGTGGAGTGCGGGAGCGGGCGTGGAGCGTGGCAAAAAGATTTATGGCTAGCGACCATTCTGCTCCTGAGTCGCGCACGGCAGGCGATACAGATGCGCTCTACCGCATGATCGTGGAAGAATTTGCGTCTCCGCAGTCGGATGCGCTGGCCAAGCTGGATGAGATTATCGCGTGGGCTAGTTCTAAGACGCCATGTGCCTCTCATTATGACTGCCTGCTGGGTGATTTGAAGGGCTTGCGCGCGGAACTGGCACCCCTTCCCCAGCCAGTGAGTGGATTGCGGGAGCTGATAGCGAAATGGCGCGAGAACTTTCAGCCCTATGAGCCTTGCGACCAAATCTACTACTACGTTGCCGAGCAAGTAATGCAGTGCGCCGACGAACTGGAAGCCGCGCTATCTCTTCCCTCCAGCCCGGTGCAGCCCCCGACTTGTGTTGTTGAGACTTGCTCCATGCCCAATTCGTGCAAAGAGTTCGGATATTGCTTAGCGCAAGCGGCGGGCGTACGAGCACCGAGCGCCGGGAATGTCTCCGCGCCAGTGGGGGAGCCGCGCGAAGAACTCTGGAAAGTGATTAAACGATTGTATGAACGGTTTCATCACGGCAGCTTTACAAATTGGCCAGCGATAGCAAATCGATTGAATGTTTGGCTGGCCGCACCGGGGGAGAAAACGGCGGACTCAGGAAGTCAGGGGACGCAGGTTGAGCTAACTGCTGAGCAAGCTGAAAAGATTGATGAAATTATCTCGCGCCACAAAACGGATGAGTTCAACTCATTCCTTGCCGCTGATGACCTGAGCGATTACCTGTTCGGCGGAGTCAATTATCCGGGCATATTCGCTGCGCTGGCTGCACTAGCGGAGAAACCGGCGCTGGGGAGTGGGCAGGAGCTACGCGAGGCGCTGGAAAAGATAATCGAACATTGCAAGTTTACAAGCGGATGGGCGGTCAAAGATGAGATTCGCAAGGTAGCTGAGGCTGCCCTGGCGCTCCCTCCCGCCCCTAAGCCGGCGCCGCCTGCCGAAGTGTGGGTAGTTCTCAAACGCGATTACGAGGACAGGGAACCCCTTTGCGCGTTCACGTCAGAAACGGAAGCGGAGGCAGAAGTCATCAAGCTGCGAGAGGCAGACAAAGACCCTGTTCCATTTGGCTACATGGCCGTTAATGTGGCCCTGCGCCGCGCATCGCTAGAGAGTGAGGGGAAGTGAGCGCACATTGGCGGTACGCAAAATATCTAGCGCGTCACAAGTGGTTCGTGTTCGTCGCCGGGTTGCGGGTTGGCGCTCCAATCTGGCGGCTCATCATTCACGATTGGAGCAAGCTTCTGCCCTGCGAGTGGATTCCGTATGCTCGCAGCTTCTACGGTGGCCCGTGGCGCACGCTTCAAGAAATGAGCGCGATGATGCCAGCCTATTCAGGGCCAACTAAGGACAGCGTGCGTCGGGAATTCGACCGCGCTTGGCTGCATCACCAGCATTTCAATCCGCACCACTGGCAGCACTGGGTACTCCGCGAGGACAGCGGCGCGACAAAGCTGCTTCAAATGCCCGAGAACTTCGCCCGGGAGATGGTTGCTGATTGGTGTGGCGCGGGCCGGGCGATAACCGGCAAATGGGAAGTGTGGATTTGGTACGCCAAGAATCGCGAGCAGATTCAAATGCACCAAGATACGCGGTCGCTAGTCGAAAGCCTGATTTACGTTGAGCAGGGAGAGTTGGAGCGACCGGGAGCAGCCGCAAAAGTAGATTCTTAGCAGAGAAAGGGGGAATGATGGGCGACAAATGGGATGCAGTACACCAAGCAGTGCTTTACGTTTTGGCTGAGTTGGAGTTTGGAGAGGCAGGCTTGCGAGGCGATGCAAGGGAGCGATTGCTGCGCGAATGGTACGAAAAGCGGAAGGCCGGGATTGAGCAAGCCATTGAGATGGAACTGTATCAGCCTCCGGTGGCCCTCAACCAAACGCAGACTGCCTGACGTGGTAAACCTCGATGCTGCCCGCAAGCGGTAGGTGTAGGCGGGCGGGCGGCGCGGGGAGAAAGGTGGGGTAGGCGAGTGAGCGAGCGGTTTCAACTTCGGTTCTTGCGAGAGTTGGGACGATACAAAAGTGATTTACGTACCCCTCGCAGTGCTGAACGGTGGGCTGTATACCAAGAAGCGTTAGGGATATACGAGACTTTTGAATTACATGCGCATGCTTGGTGGTATCTATGGAATGTGGCATTCGACATAGCGGAGGATCGAAAGCGTACGGCGATGCAGGCAGGGCGTGGCGCATGACTACGGTAGCGGAGCGGGAGCGGGAATTGGCGCGTCTGTGCGTGGACCCACTTCGAGCGGAGGTTATGCAAAATATCAATACCGCTCAGTTGCTTGATAATCGGAGCGATTCAGCCTATGAAGCCTTGCGGTCTGCATCCATCGCGCGAATGGATAGACTTGAGGCCCGCGTAGCCGATGCGCTGGCCACCTGTGCGAACGAGGCGCTGGAGCGCGACAGGCAAATTAAAATTGGAAACGTGACGCGCATAGTCGCTGAGTTGCGCTCCACGGGCAAAGACTTCGACTCAATGGGCTATGGACTATTCGGCTGCAAGATGCGCCGCTTGGCGAGCGAAGTAGAAGATTTGGCTGAGCGTGCGCTGAAAGCAGAGGGGCTGAAATGAGCGAGCGGATAGACGTAATCGACCTACAGAAGAAACTTGGCGCGCTTTGTGGCAAGCAGACGTGGCGACAACGCGTGACGTGCTGGCCCGTGCGCTGGCAGCGTGTGCGCTGGAGGCGCGGCTTGCGGCATTAGAGGAAGCGCGGCAAGTAGCTATCGCTGAAAAGAATGCATGGCTAAAGATGGAGCGTTGGCTTCCGGCTGATGCCGCAGACAACTGCGAAATAAGCATTAGGGCTTTAATTGCCGAGAGTGGGCTGGAACGCGCAGCAGGAGAGAAGTCGTGAGCGTTTGGGGAGTGTTGATTTTCAGGCATGGCCTACCGGGGGCTACTTCTCATGGGCAAATACGCGCAGTCGTAGCGGTCAAAAGTCGCGCAGCAGCAGCTAGAGCGTTCGGCGTAAAGGATTCATTCCTGCGGGAGTACGGCAGCATTACGGCTAATGAGCAAGAGGTAGCAGCGGCCATGTCCAAGCCAGGAGCGGTGTTCGTGCATACGAGCGAGACTCACACCACTGGATTGGTGGAACTCAAGGCGAAGAAATGATGGCATTAGCTATGGTCTTGGCGATGGGTGAGAAAAGGTTGCGAGAGGCTAAGGGTTGAAGCACAACGCGGATAAGGCTCAAAAGCTAGCCGACAGATTACGCCGTCAGCGGCATCCTACGGGCATAATCGTCACGGAGTCCAATCGCAAATTAAGCGTTGAGCAAGTCGAGCAGATACGTGCATTGCGCGCAGCGGGAGAGCGCCCGTCAGTCATTGCGCGGCGATTCGGCATAAGCAGGCAGCACGTATGGAATATAGTCTCTGGCTGGCAATGGAAGAAATCTTGTTGACGTAAACAAGTTTGTAATTGCTACGCTCTAAGAACTTCTACATTATTCGCTGTAACTGGGTATCTTCACTGGCTTGGCGCTGCGCTAAACTGCAAATGAGTTCGGCTCGGCAGGCAGCGCCTAAGCTGGAAAGCAGTAGAAGCGCCGGTCGCCGCGGTCGGAAACGGCACTAACAGGCGAGCTTGCATTTCCCGCAAGCATTCCTATCCCTAAATGGACCGCAAATGGAAAAAACCTACGAAACACAAGACTTAATCCCGCCCATGCTGAAGTTGAGCGACCCGTGCTCGGTAAAGGTGCGCATCACTGACAAGCACGTATTCTTGTTCGTAGGTCAGCGTGACTGGCAGTGGAATCTTGAAACAGGGGAAATGGTTGGAGCAGGCACGGCAATGTGCGCGTCCATTGAAAGCGATGCTCCTCCGCAAATTATTCAGCACTAAATGGCCCGATCCAAGTACGAACTAGTCTATCCCCACGACGGCAGCCGCAAGCAGATCGACTCCGCAGAGCGTAATTCACTCCTATTGTCCCGCTCCATCCAGCAAGTTGGCCCCACGCGCTACAAATTCATCGGGCAAGTCAAGACATTCCATGCATTTGCAGATCTCGCTCAGCTAATCCAGTACATGGCCCTACCTCCAAGCCTACTGCGCCATTACTTGGACGCGCTGCGCATAATCTTTGAACTGGCGCTTGAGCGGGAATTACAGCTAGAAGAGACGCCAGAAGCCTGTCATGCGCGGCTAATAGCGATGGGGATGCCCGCTACGGGATTTGAGGTAGCAGCGTGAGCGAGCTAGCCAACGACCCGAGAACGCTTTCGATGATGGGCGAATCCACGTTTAGGCAGAAGGGCGAAGCCTTGTACGTCCAATTAAAGCGCAACCAGGTTCCTGTTCTGTTGTTCAAGCTATTGGAAAATCAGCAGATATACGGCAATGCTTTCTTGTATTCGCAAGCTGGATCGCCATTTGTTTACGGTCAAGGCCAAGCTCAAAACAGCCCACTTGCCGGATTACTTGGCGGTGCTGGTGCGAGCAATCCATTCGAGCGCATGCCGTGAGTGATACAGCGCAAACCATTGATTCTACGCAAGCACAAGCCATTCCAGCGCTTATTCAGCCTGTAAAGCGGCGTAAGTCCATCAAAGCTCCGATGGTTAAAGCGGCCGTAATCAGCAAAAGAACGCAAGGCCACAATATCTCAAGCATTGCAAAGGACTTGGGGATTACACGGAATACAACGCGTACCATTCTGGCAGAGGCCAACTTCGACCAAGAAATTGAGGCTGGCAGAATCTCATGTGTTAAGCTGATTGGAAAAGGCGCGCAAGCTATTGAAAAGGCGTTTGATAGGGGCGATGGAGCGTTAGCCGTTCGGATGTTTGAGGGGCTAGGCATATTAGGCAATTCTACAAAAACTGGTAACAAGGCAATGCAGGCCGATCTACACCTCCAACAAGCAATAAACGTGCTCATCCAGCCCCATGCTACGCCAAGCAAACGTAGCAATGATGTGCAAGTCATTGAATCTAATGGTATGGCTGAGAGTATGACATTTGAACCCAGTGCAGTGAGACACGTCGAGGACCAGACCCAAGCGGCCAAAAACCTCCCCCTAGGTGATTTAGACTTACATGTTCCCCAATAACTTTTGCTCTCAGGACTTGACACACATGTGCTACATGTGCTCATATAGCACACATGAGGAAGCTATTCGTGGAACGCGAACGCCTCGTACTCTACTTGGAGAAGTCGGACGTAATCAGGATGCTCTCCAGGGCCAAAGAGGACGGGGAGACGCTTGTGGAGTGGGCGCGTAATGTCCTGCGCAATGAACTCACGATCTCACGGCCTTCCGAGGCTCCGAGGAGTAGCACCGCTGGCCACAAACCTCGGAAAGTACGGGCAGGTGCTGAAAGTACTACGGTGCAAGCCGTGGCCGTGGAAAATCCTACTCGCCACACCGCCGAATCCAACTGGCGCACCTGCCTCTGTGAAACCTGCGTCCAAAAGCGCAAGGCGGTGGCGTGATGGACGAAGTAGTGGACATGGCCAAGGTGATTGGTGAGAAGCGCGTGCTCAAATGCTCTCGCTGTGGTAAGTCAGACGGACCGGATGTTCGCCTGTATACCGATATTGCGTGGAAGGGCAAGTCGCCAGTCTGCGGGGAATGCATTACGTTTGTCACCAAAGAGTTTCCGAAATCGAATCATATCGGTACACCAAGATGATTGCCGCGCCTCTGTTTATCGCCATGCTGGTTTGCGTGTGGATTGCGACACACGAGGGCGGGTACATCCGCAACCGCAAAGGCGAACTGGTGCCCGACTCCAAGACGGTACGTTTCCTCGCGTGGGTGAGTGGGCTATTTAAGCGGTGAATTAGATTTTAAGGCCGCGGTCGATAACCTGCCGCGGATGCCCAAGCAAAGGCAATTTGTCTCTTCCAACCATTTCGCTACCGCGTATGTAGGCGGGCAGGGGAGTGGCAAGTCCGTAGCGCTCTGCACCTCCATCATTTTGAACGCCGCGAATGACCCAAATGGGTTTTCCCTAGTTGGCCGGCTGAATATGCCTGCGCTTGAAACCTCCACGATGAAAACGTTTCTGGAGATGGTGCCGCGCGAATGGGGCGAGTGGTACGAGCAGAAGAAGGTCTTCAAGTTCGAGAACGGCCACGAAACGGTTTTCAAGCACTTGGACATTTCGGACCCCAAGATCGTGGGGCACATCAAGTCGATGAACCTGTCCGCGGCCTATGTCGACGAGGCCAGCGAAATCTCGGAAGAAATCTATTTCCTGCTGATTGGCCGCTTACGCCGCAAGACGGCCCCTCGACGCATTCTCAGGATTACCAGTAACCCGGCCGGGCATGATTGGATGTGGCGGAACTTCTTTGACCCTGACCGCCGCGAAAAGCTCAAGGGCTCGAACCTGGGTATTACCGCTTCCACGATGGAGAACTGCTTTCTGCCACCGGAATACGTCGAGCACATGCTTAACACGTACCCGCCTGACTGGGCCGACCGCTTCATCTACGGCAGCTTTGCCGATTTCTCCGACCTCGTTTTCAAGGAATTTACCGAGCAGACCCATGTTTGGGACGAGGCAAAGCACTGGGAGGTATTTGCCGGTGAGCGAAATCCCCCTGACGATTGGCCCGTCATTATTGGCATGGATATCGGCGGCGGTGAGGAAGGCGACCCCTGGGCAATCCCAATCATCGCCGTCGCTCCAGATGGACGTTTGTATCAGTACGATGAGGTCTATGGGGCCGGACTTCGTATCAAGCCTATCTCCGAAGAGCTGCACGCTAAAATTGGAAATCATCCCATCGAAGGAATAGCGTATGACTACGCGCAAAGAGCGGCGGCGCTTGAACTCGAAGAGCACGGGATCTTCGGCCAGCCAGCCATCAAAGAAGTCACTCCCGGCCTGTTCAAAACAGAGCAGTACATGCACGTTGACCCTCGTTTGCAGCATCCCTTCAACCCCTCTATTGCTGGAAGCCCTCGATACTTCGTTTCTTCGCGGTGTCGCCATACGCTCCGCGAAGTTCCTACTTACAAATGGGCGAAGGATCGAAGCGGAAACCCCAAATTTGAGCCGGCGCATGATAACTCTCACTGCCCTTCGGCCATCAGATATGCCATTCACACTTTCCGACCAGAGCCGGAAAAAATCCTCCCCGCCAAAGCGTGGCAAAACCCCGCACTAAACGAAATCAGCCGCCTGTACTGGTATGAAGCGGACAAGCACAAGCGGGAAGGCGAAGGCGCGCCGGTCGTGCAACAGTTCCGCCGTCCACGGCAAATGAGATTTGTAAGGCCAGCGATTATGAGGAGAGAACATGCTGAATCTCGACCCAATTAGAGACCGCGTAAACAAGGGCGTTGCCACGCCGCAAGACGTGCAAGCGCTCATGGCGGAGGTGGACAAGCTCTACGCCGATCCGAAACCAGCGTCAGAACTGGCTGCGGAAGCTGCGCAAGCCGCCGCCGACGCTGCTGCATCTGCTTTAGAACGCGCGCAAGCCGCTACTTTGGCCGCTCAAGCGGAAGCTAAAGCCGCCCAGGAGCGCGCCGACACTGCGAAGAAAGTTTCTGAGGCTGCGCAGGCCGCTGCGGAAGCGCGCAACGCGGACCTGAAAGCGTCCGCAGACAAGCAGAAAGCCGATGCCCTTCTCGCCGAGAAAACGAAAGTAGCGGAATCGCTCAAGACGCAACTGGAAGCATAATGGAAGGCATGGACATTACCGGCATACGAGCCAGCTACGGCACTGAGGACGACTCCCGCGTGGATTCCGGGGTGATTCTTGGCCTGTCACGCGAGCAATACAAATGCCTTGAGTCGCTGAGAAATGGCAAACAAAAACAGCGGCCAAAGCGATTGCGCGACCGCAGAAAGAAAAACAAGAAATGCTGACTGGCCAAGCACGAATTAGAGAAATCATGCGGGAGCCCGTCTCCCGTATGGAAGCGCAGGCTCTTGAGGAGCGCATTCTGTGCAACATAGCGTCTTGTGCGGCGGGGCTTGAAGCGCTTGAAAGCCTGCTCATTAAAAAGGGAATTTTGCAGGACAACGAACTAATGACGGAGGTGCGCGCCGTGCTCGGAACGAAAACCGAGCAAGCGCAAGCCGCCGCAGCCACATCTTCACTCGTTACGGAGGTTTAGCATGGCAGTCAATATCCCGGGTATCGCGGTAGTGGCGCTCAAGATGGCCAGCGGCAACGTGCGCTTGGACTTCTACAGCACCGTCGACGGCCTCAACGCCAACGCCGACCTGCGCTTTGCGGTCGTCATTCCGGCCGCCGACTTCACTTCGTTCAACACGACAGTGAACGGCGGGGCCACCAACGCCACGCTGACCAAGACCTATGCCGAGGACTTGAATCGCGGAGACTACGCCAACGGCATGGCGTTCGCAACCTAATGGCTAACAGCGACTTGATGAAGCCTGCCGTGGACGTAGCCAAGAAAGCCGCGACTGCGGGAAAAATCAAAAGCATCAAACTCAAAATCAAGATGAAGAGTAAGTGAGCAAAGGGTTTCTCGCTTTCAAGGTTGAGAATCTGCGCAAGGTAAATGCGCAAAGACGCGCCTTATCTCAGCCCGACATCTACGCGATTCCCACGCCCAGCAAGGGCGAAGTGATGTTCGTTCCCGCGGCGCAGATGGGCGGAGAACCGGCTTCCTGCTACAACTGCCACTTCTACAATTATGGAAAGTCTTGCGGACTCATCGGGCCGTGGACGCGCATAGAGAAATTCATCTACCCGAAAGAAGCGACCGCTGACGCCAAGCGAATCGAGTATTGGCCGTGCTGCTCGATGTGGGACAAAGGCGAACCGAATTACGGTGTGGAAGCTTTCACGGCCGCGAATGATCCTGACACGCTGGGCCTTGGATGGATTAACGCGCCGAAGCCTGGTCAGGAATATGGCGGAGCGAACTGTGGTGGAGAAAACGGCGGCGACGATTGCGACCACTACATGACGGAATCAAGCGACAAGCGCGAAGAGCCGCAAGGATTTTGCCGCGTGCTGCAAACAACCGTGGATAACGGAGCCGTCTGTGCGCAGTGGCGCGACGATGATTGGATGGACTGGCGCAGGGCGCAAGACATTCTGAAAGATTTAGCGCAGCCCTCTGCCGTTGATGGTCGCAAGGTCGTAGAAACCATTGCCAACTCCTGAGCTGGTCAAGCAAGTGGCCGAAGAGTTAAGGGAAATCCAGAACGCTCCGCCGATCATGTACGGGCCGAATATACCGCGCTGCGATTTTTGCGGGGCTATCGTCCGTTGCCACGAAGAACTAAAGCACGTGGAAACGCACAAGCATGAAAGCGGACAGATAACCACACGCAAAAAGGGGCCGTGCTGTGGCTGACCTACCGATTGAATCGAGGCATAAGTATGGTAACTGGGACGACGCTGACGCTGAGTCTTTTGCTGACGTTCTTAGCGGCAAGCCTCCCGCCGCTCGTCCTGCTGTACCTGCGCGAGAGGATGCACCAGGAGAGGGAGCGGGAGTGGATGCGGATTTTCTCCGTCAAATCATTAGAGATTCCAGCGACAAGTATGGACGCTAGCACGCCAAAAGAACAAGTGACGGTCAAAGGGCCAGATTTGCGCCCTCGCCGCTCCATCCCTGTTCCGGTAAGCGATGCTGCCCGACAGATGTACAAAGCCGCGAAACAAGCACTCTAATTGGCCGACGTACCCAGGGGAGGTCTAGCTGCTGCTTCCGGCAGTCCGAGCATTGGCAGTGACGGGCGCAAAAGAAGCTCTTCCTCTCCGCCTGCCGGCGAGTCGCTTATCCGTGGACTCGGCGGAGCGATTAAAGATTTCTTTGGCAATGCCGACAAGCCTGTACGCACAAAGACCGACAAGCCTGACCCGAAAGACATCAAGCCGGGTTATAGCTTTGACCTGCCAATCGAGAAAAGAATCCTGTGGCACGCGGACCTCTACTACAACGAAGGCAGCTTTGAAAAGATTCAGTTTGCTCGCAAGTGGATGCGCAACGCCCTCATTTATCAGGGCTACCATGAACTCGAATGGAGCGAAATCAACGTCGCATGGGACATCGTGTTGCAGGATTCCGGCGACTACGCTTTCCCGAACAACTATTACCGCTCGCTCATCCGGCAAGGGATTAGGGCCTATGTACAGAATGAGCCGCTCATCGAACCTGTACCCAGCAACGATGATGCCGAGGCCCAAGCCGCTACGAAAGCTGCACGGACCGCTCTTGAGATCATCAAGAAATCCGTCAAGTACGACTACCTGCGCGTTATCGAAGCGCTCAACCTCAGACTCTTTGGGAACAGTTTCCGCTTCAATTATTTCAGCAAAGACCCGAGGTACGGCTATGTCACAAGCCCGGTCTACCAAGACACCGACGTGCTTCTTTCCCCTGGAAGTAGCGTATGTCAGCAATGCGGACCTCTGGAAGGAAATTTCTCAGCCTGCCCCGGTTGCCAGAGTCCCATTTCTCAGCATATGCCCCCAGTCATGTCCAAACTTCCGCTTGTTGCAGGGAGTGTCCGTTATCCTAAAGGAGAAATCGTAACTGAGGCGGTCAACCCACTTGAAATCTATCTCAGGAGTTCCAGCTATGACCTCTGGCACGCGCCATTCATTGTACGCAATCGCGTCGTTGATCGGCTTGCTTTGCAGTCAGCTTATCGGGATGTTTTGCTGGCTCCCAAGGGGGATGAAGGTGGAGGGGAGGCGTACTCCACTGGCGGTGACTTGGGACTCATTTACCTCCAATCTCTCGCTGATCTGCCTGGTGACCCGACTCAATATGCGGCATGGTACGAACGTGCAACCGCTGCTGCCAAGGCTCTACTAATCGAATGCTGGCTAAGGCCATCGACCTATTTCTTCGACAAAGAACTGGCTAAAAAGTTCCCCGATGGACTCTACATTGCAAAAACTGGTGATACGCTTCTCGAAGCCCGAAATGAGTCCATTGACGATCACTGGACACATTACGTCTTTAACCCTGTGCCCGGCCGAATCTGGGGAGATGGCGACGACGACCTTATCCCCGTGCAGCTCAAGCTCGACGAAACCGACCGGCTCATCCAGCGCAACCAAGGTTATAACTCTGCCCCGTTGCTCGTAATCGACAGTCAGCGTATCGACAAAAACGAAATCATCAATGATCCGTCCACGATCATCGAGTGCAAGTCTGCCGGTAGACCAATTAAAGATGCTTTTGCGGAGATTCAGTCTCAGCCGCTCAGCCAGGAAACATGGCAGTGGCGCGCGGCCCATCTGGGCGATATGCAGTTTCACGCGCAAGTCTCTCCCGCGGCAATGGGGCAGCACGAAACCGGAACCAACACATTCGGTGGGCAAGAATCCGCAGCGGCCAAGAGCGACAATTCGCTCCTGCCCAACCTCATGCTCTGGAAAGTTTCCGACGAAGTGTGGGCGCGGCAAGTGCTGAAGCTGGCTTCGGAAAACTGGGTGGACGACCGCATCCATGCGGTGAACGGGATTAACGGGCGTTGGGAATTTAGCAAGCTGCGCGGTGCCGCGCTGGACATGGACAAATTCACGATTGAAACAAGGATTCTGCCCATCGACCCCGCAGAGCAAGAATCTTTCTCGAACGCTGTAGCCGCTGGCGTGCTGCCCCCGCAGGACCCGCGAGTAATGCGCAAGGCGCTTGAACTGTGGCACCTCGACAGCGAACTCGACACAAATTACAGGGACACCAAGAAGCAGTGGAAAGAAATCGAGCAGATGAAGCAGACGGGCCAGCTCGTCCAGCCCGTGCTGCTGCGCGATAACAACGCCGTGCAGATCGACGTTTGCCAAACATATCTGCTGTCCGATGAGGCCGACGACAATCCGCAACTGGCCCAGCTCGTTTTGCAGCACATGCAGCTCCACGTAATGAATGAAGCCAAGCAGCAGATGATGATGGCCGCGGTGTCGGGTGCGGCGGGAGAAGCTCCGGGCGGCGCACCGCCAGAGCAGGAGCAAGGCGCGAAGAAATCTAGCGGCGCGCAAAGCGGCAAAAACGGCGGGCAGGTTCCGAAATCTCCGCAAGTCAGACAGCAAAGAGCGGAGAAGGGGCAGGCGGCACGGCCGCACAAGCCGCAACCGTCCAGCGGAAACCAGTGGAACCGCCACAGGCAAACGTGATATACTTTAAAGTTTTTCTTGACAACCTCAAGGAAAAGTCGGATTATTCTGGAGTAGGAGTGTAAATGTCAGAAGAAGCAACTCTGAGAGACGTAACAGTTCCGCCGGATTCTTCGGACGCTGCCGAGCCGAAGAAAGCAGCGGAGCCTGCTAAGGAACAGCCCATCGAGGTCAAAGACCCCGGTGACGCTGAAGCTGTTGAGATTGGCCGCATTCTTTTGAATAGCGGCTACTCGAAAGCGCAAATCAACGATCTGATGCAGTCACCACAACAACTGCACAGTATCCGCGCTTTGCTCGACAGTGATCCGAAGCAGTTTATGAAGCAGTACGCCCTGACCAATCCCGCTGGCGCAGAAAAAATGCGCGACGTGATCGCCGAGGAATACGTTGAACTTCACGGCACCAGGGACGAAGGCAAGAAGCCAGCAGACGGCAAGGCCCCAGACTCCGCATTGATGGGCGAAGTCGCGGCACTCCGCGAAAAAGTTACCGGGTTTGAGAGCAGGGAGCAACAGCGTGCAAGCGCTGCGGCGATGGCCTCGACTCGGCAGCGTTACGATTCGCGCGTGGATGATTTCTTTGGACAGGAAGGCGTCAAGAGCCTTGGACTGAATAAGTCAGAGCAGGCGGGAGTTCGCGCTTTGCTCGACAAGGAACTTGCATCTGACCAAACGGCTGTCCAGCGCGTCTCTAACGGCAATTTCGTGGATGTGGCCCCGGCGTTCAAGCGCATCATTGAAGGGTGGGCCTCCGATAGGAAAGCGGCCGCTGAAGCGGACCGCAAACAGCGTGATAACGTGCAGGCTGGCGCAAGCTTTACATTCCCTGGCGGGCCAAACCCGCTCGACATTCCGGCAGCGGTAAGTGAAAGCTGGGATGCCACAGAGGATGCGTTCGCCAAAGCCCTGCAAAACGCGCGCTAAAAACAGGGTAACACCATCGCAGTTTTCAACCTGACGGCCGCAGCGCCGTTGATGAAGATTTTCTTTAACCCCCGAATTTCAAAGCAGTTCAACAGCGCAGCCGTTCTCTGGAACCGCTACGCGGATGGCAAGGGCATTCCGATCTCGAACAGAGGTATGGAAATCCCGACCCACCTGAATCCCAACGCCAACTTTGACTGGTTCTCTGACGGCGGCACGCTGCCTACGGGCGGCTCGGAAGCGCTGGCCTCCGCGCTTGTTTCCTTCTTCAGCTTCGTCGAAGCGGTGCAGTTGACTGGCGCGGCGCTCGATTCTGCCGGCAATGATGCGGTGACGTATGCACGCGCGCTGGCTTTCAACATCAAGATGGCGACGATCAACGCCATCAAGTACCTCAACGTGTACTCGTTTTTGGATGGCACAGGCGCTCTGGCCACGTTGGGCACCGCGGTACTGACTTCCACTACGGTCAACGCTACGCTGGTGGCTTCGGGCTCCATCGAAGGTACGCACTGGCTGCGGCCTGGTATGACGGTGGCCGTCCACAACGGCTCATCGTCCACCGTGCGCGGTACGGGAACCATCGTGTCCATGACGGGTGCGATTGAAGATGCCACGCAAACCAGCTTTGTGATTGGCCCGACAAACGTAGCCTTCACGACCGCCTCCGGCGACATCATTACCGTGACGGCCTCGACGGGCGCATCGGACTCTTTCAACAACGTCATCAGTGGCCTGAAGTTCATCGTGGACAACGGCACCATCGCTTCCACGTTCCAGAACATCAACCGCTCAACCAACCCGCAATACAACGCCGGCGTGATTTCGCTTTCCGGCTCTCCGGCACTTGCGCGAGATCACTTGCGCAGAATGCTGGCGACCGTGCAGATTTTGCAAGGCCGCGTCTCCCCGAGTTTGGAGTTTTTGAGCCATCCTTCCCAGCTTCATGCCTACATGGATATGGGCTGGACGCTCAAGCGCTTCAACGACGCCAACAAGAAACTGGACTTGGGCTACACCGCCGTCGAGTGGGAAGGCTTCCCGTGGATTATCGACACGGATTGCCCGAAAGACCACATCTTCGCGGTAGACCGCGACGTGCTTTTCAAGGTCGTGGCGCGCGAACTCAGCTTCGATGACCGCACGGGCTCGATTCTGCGTCAGGTTCCATCCTCAACTGCTGGGCAGTACACCGACGCGTTTGTGGCCTACCTGATCTTCCGTGGGAACCTTGGGACCTACGTTCCAAACGCCCACGTCAAATCACTCGGCTTCTCAGTGCCGACTGGATACTAAAAGGAGAAAATATGGCACCCAAACTTGATCCCGATATTTACGGCAACGACCCGCAAGGCGCAGCCGACAAAATCGACACCAAGCTCAGTGTTCCCGATCCTACGCTCGACGTGAACGGCGAGACAGACTCGCGCGCGAAAAGCGAAGGGAATCACGGAAAGCAGGGATAACGAATGGCTGCCTCATTCGCTACGCGCGCTCCCGGCGAGGGCTTCAACCCTTGGAAGGTTCCCGGCGCATACTTCGATGCCATTGTCGAAGTGACTGGAGACTCCAGCTATCCTACTGGCGGCTATCCATTCACTGCGACACAGCTCAATACGCTAACTGGCGGGGCCTTCTCCATGATTGAGTCAGTGGAAGTGGTCAACCCCTGGGACAGCACCACGACTTCTTTCATGGCCGTGTGGATAAAGTCCACCAACAAGATAGCGGCTCGCGCGCAAGCTGTAGCCGGCGCTGCCACTGCCCAGGTCGATGTGACTGCCACGACCAACCTATCAACCTTTACCTGCTCCCTGAGAGTGAGGGCGCACTAGTGGGCCGCGACAGCAACATCTATGGAGCGGACGACAACAACTTCGCGGAGGGCGTTGCCTCTGACGCCCTCTCGAATACCGCAGGCTCCTATACTTGGGGGCCATTGAAAGACTCCCGCGCCGATTCCTGGGATGGGACAAAAGACCCGCAGGAAGGCGACCCGGATGTATTGCCCGCAAACAAGGCTGGAGCCGGTAGCGACGGCAAGATGGACTGGAATTACGATGCCAAGTTGCCGCGCCACAGAAAAGTAGATGTGTCGAGCGAGGACGGGAAGTACACGCCTCCCAAACGATTTTCGGGTAAATAAATGGCAGCCTCCATTAAAAACACGTTGACTCCCGCTGGGGCAGTTGTTCCAACCCTAGTCACTAAGCTGACGCGCGGGAAGCCAGCGAATCTTGGAACGATTGTGGCTGCCGGTGATGCGGTGGCTTTTACGGTCCCTGAACCAAGTAGGGACCATCAGGGGTTTTTGGTTATTCAACTCTCCGGTGGCACCACGCCAACGCCAGTTCTTGAGGCCAGTTTGGACGGCGGAGCAACCTGGTTCACATTCCCGACAGTGGTAACTGTAGGCGTTTTCTTCCCCTACGCCATAACTGGGCAAATCGGCGGCGATGCCGCTGCCACATTTGGCGGGCAATACAACGTTTCCGGACACGGCGCGGGAACGATATTTCGTTTCGGTAGAACGGATGCCGGTGGCGGCAATGCTGTCGTGTGGGCGTTCGTTGGCTAAAGCTGTGAGCGGTGAGCAGGGCTGGCGTGAAGCTTCCGATCCCAAGAATCCGCGCTACTCCCAAAAGCAGAACGAAATTAAGCGTCTGGTGGGCGGCTATAAGGCCAAGCAGGACGCGGTGAAAGAGAAGTTCGAGCAGAACATGGAAGCCGATTATTTCGACGCCGCTCTCGAAGTAGCCAACCGGATGCAGGGCAATTTCAAGATGGGTTATTCACGGGCTTACGCAAGGAATTTCGAGAAAGCGTTTGGAGGAAACTGAAATGCCGCCAAGTTACTACATCTATTCGAGCGAATCGTTGCCTAACCCAGAAATGATGGGCAAGGCTGGATACACGCCTGATTCTGAATGGATAGGCTATGCGGGGTTCCGCATGGGAGTGTTGCCCAAAAATGCGTGGGTAAAAATGCCCGACAAGGATCGCCAGCTTCATCACACCAGTTGGCTTGACCGCAAGGGGACGACAACCGTTCTGTATATCGACGAAATCGTCAATCATATTCGCAACAAGCCTATATTTTTGGGCGACCAGCAGGTCACGCTAGAAAGTCGTGGCGTGTTCATTGTGGATCACGAACCAACAGGAGAAGAAAAGGTTCGACTGGAAAAAGAATCCAAGGAAGCCAATCTCGCCTTCCGCATGAAGTGTGTGGAATGGTTTGAGAATCAGGTGCGCGAAAAAGAAGTCACTGGGCACGGCCGCACAAGGCCCACGCCTTACGAGAATGAGTGTTACGAGATTCTGGGCCTCACCAAGCCCTACTCCGTCGAAGCCATGCGTGCGCAGCGTCATCCTGGCGAAGCGGTAGGCGAACAGATCGTCGCCGCACTCGACCGGCTGGAGCAGCGCCGCAACGCAGAAAAGCCAGAGAAGGCCGCGAAGGTTATCTAACTAAATGCCAGTAGTCCAGCAGGCCCCAGCGCTTGTCTCTCCTCCGACAAACGCTTTCGGGCTTGTCCAATTCATTGCGCAGCGCGTGCCCGGATACGATTTTTCCGAGTACTTGCGCGAAATCAATTCCGCCTACATTCACGTCTGGGAAGAAGTTTCTAAGCTCAAGAATCACTATTTCACGAACATAAAAACGGTGACGGTTGCCAAGGCGCAATTCAGCTACGACTTCATGTTTAACGCGGATGCAGGGCTTTCCGCCCCGGTAAGCAGCAGGCTCTACCAGATCACGCGCATTCGCGTGCTGCCTCCCTCTGGCGGTTTGTTCCAGATGACGCGCTCGATGACGCCAAACGATCCCGATTTTGTTTCCCTCGGCGCGAATCCGACTTCAACGCCAACACAGACTGGACCGTACTACTGGTGGCTCAACGGCAGAAACAACGTGAACTGGGCGCTTCCGCTGGCGGTCAACACTCAGCTCGAAGTGACCTACACGTTTTGGCCCTTGTCGCTCGCTTATTTGTTTAGCGGCAGCGTCTCTTCTGCGGGGGCGGCGGTTACCGGAACGAATACCAATTTCACGCAACTGCTTCAGCCTGACTTTCAGGGCGCGCTGCCGACTGTCGCGACGCAGGAAGAGCTACAGGCGGAGTTAATCGTAGGCGGCCAAACTGGCGGACCCAATCAAATCTATCGCGTGGTGACGATCACGAGCGATACGGCGCTCACTACACAAACGGCCATTGCTCCCGCCCTAGCTGCGGGGTCGTCTTACGTCCTATCAGCCCTGCCGGAGATTCCACGCGAGCATATTCGCGTCATCGGCTCAATCTCCGTAGCCAAGATGTATTCCTTGGCAGGCGACGATTCGCGTGTCAATGAGTGGACGGCCATTTCCACAAGCAACATGCAGATGATGAAGGACTCGCTCATCGAGCGGCAAAGCAACAATCCGCCAACGAAACAGAGATTCCCTTACGGAGTAGGAAGGCGTAACCGAGCCTTTTTGAGATAAATGGGACAACGCGCTCCGGTAAAACAAGAAGCGCCAGCCGACGTACTCGCCAGCATGAATCTTGGCTACAACGGCTACACCGATCCCACGCTCACCAATCCGCGGCAATGGATTGCGGGAACCAATGCCTTTTCGGGAGCATTCGGATATATCCAGCGCGCGCGATTTGCGAATGTCGTAGTCGGCGGCACCCCAGTAGCAACTGTCGTGGCGGGAACGGGCGGGGCCTCCACGACGGCTACAACCGTCACCATTAACACCGTGGCCGCGCACGGGCTAACTCCGGGTCAGACAGTTATCATCTACGGCGTAAATATCAACCAGTCGAGCGGGGCCACGACCACAGTCAATGGCACGTTCGTTGTAGCGACTACGCCCAGCGCAACGCAATTTACTTACAACGGCACGTTTATAGCGGGATTGCTGGGCGGTGGCGGAAGCGTCTATTTAGCTTACCCAGCACAGTCTCTCCCTTTTACCACTCTAAAGTATTTCGCATTGCCCAGCCTGAGCACGTATCTCATGGGCGACAGCAACGGAAAGCTATGGTCTTTCAATGCCGGTGCAAACTATTTGCCCCAGCAGAGATTTAATCCTTACGTTGACCCGCAAGGCTTTGGCGTAGCATCGCTAAACGGTCCTTGGTCCCGCGAGGCGCTGCAAAACATTCTCTACGAGATGAATGGGACGGTTAAGCAGGCAGGCCGTGGCGCAAATGCAGCAACCGTTGAAGGATTCGGATTAGATGCACCAGATGTTTCTCCGCAAGTGGTAATCAGTGCAGGCTCCAGCCAAACCATAACGAATATCCAGCGCAACAACGGCACCGTGACGGTAACGCTGGCTGGTGCTCTGACCGTTCCTGGCGGCAACGGGATTGGCATGGTAAACGTCGCCATCACTGCCGGAGATGCCAGCTTCAACGGAACCTTTGTTGTACTGACCGGCTCTGGCACGGCAACGCTCACTTGGGCGCAGTCGGGGCTAAATACTACGCTGCTGACACCTACCGGGACAGTCAACGTCAGCATCACAAAATCCGTTGGCCGCTCCTATGCTTATGCTTGGGAGAATGCCAACAAGTCACACGTCGGAGCTCCATCGCCGGTTACGCAATTCATCGCTTACGCTGCGCAGAACGGCCAAGTGCAGTGCATTGAGCAAGGCACGGCGCAGACCACATTGAGTTCTACGAACGTGGTGGGCACGGGAACAGCTTTTACCTCTGCGTGGGTAGGCCGCTCGCTGTACGTTAATGGCAATTTCGGACCAATCGCTTCCGTGCAGAGCGCTACCCAGTTGACGCTTCTAACGGCAGCCGGTGGGTCCAACAATAACAATTTCCAAGTATTCGACCCGCAAGCGACACATATCCGTCTTTACGAAACAGCTGACGGCGGAGCTACGTACTTCCGCACGCAGCGCAATGCTTTTAATCCCAATGTGGCACTAGCTAGCTCAGGATTGGTTTTCTTCGACAACGCGCAAGCGGAACCTCCAAACTTTCCATTCACCACGGAAGTCAGCCAGCTTTACAACGTACCGCCTCCCGTGGGTGCATTCCTAAAGGAATACCAGGGCAGGTTATTGACCTTCGGCGGGACAATCCCCGGCCAAACGTTTTTCTTCACCAACGTGGAATCGACTACGACGGGACTTCCGCAAGAGTCTTGCGCGCCGCTCAATCAAGTTACATTGCCGATACAAAACGCAAACATCTCAGGCATGGCCGATTTGCCCGGTTCGCTCATCATTTGGAGCGACAAGCACGATATGTTCCGGCTCACGGGCCTGCTGAGCGACAACACGCCGCTAGGACTTGGAGCAACTAACACCGCGTCAGGGCTCGGAACACAGATTACAGCGCTTCCGTATTCACTTGGCTGCGCGAATCCGTTTGCCGTCGTAGTGACACCGCTCGGAGCCATCTGGGTTACGAGCAACCGCGAACTGTGGCTCTATACGGACAAGTATGCGCCGCGAAACATCGGCCGGCCGATTCAAGACATCCTCAGCAACATCCTGCCCACGCAGATGCCTAATATCAGACTGACCTACTACCACTCGCTCAACCGGAACTGGGTAGCGATTGGCTTGGTGAATGGGGCGGGGCAAAACAACGTACTCATCAACCTCGACTTGGACCTCTTGGCTTCGAACGGGCAGCCGTCTTTCTTCACTTTCGATATGGCGACGAATCACCCGGCATTCTGGGTCTACTCCATCAACTGCCCGGCGCTGGAAGTGGTCTATGAATCTGGCGGGAATGTGCGCCTACTGACCGGCTCGACAGACCTGATTCAGGATGCCGACTACCAGACCGGGCTATTCGGCACGGAGATTCCTGTAGCCGGAGCGGGATTCACTACGCACGCATGGGGCAACGACTCCGCGCCAGTCCTGAAGCGTCCTACATGGCTGCGCTTCAACACCAATCGTGATCCATCCGTACTTGCCAATGAAACAGTAGTGGGTATCTCTTCTATTTCTCGCTCTGCGAATCTTGTCACCGTGACCACCACCGCAGCGCATGGCTTAGTGGCAAATCAGATTGCCTTCGTCGCTGGCGTAACGGACATCACGTACAACGGCACGCAGCAAGTCAACACCGTTCCGACCGCAACGAGTTTCACTTACATACAAAAGGGAAGCAATTCCAGCAGCTCTGGCGGAACCGTTTCCTTTGGTTGGAGCTTCGCCGCGCGTGGGATTGACGACGACTTCTACACGTTCAACACGCCACTGACACTGAATCTTACGCCCGGAGTAAATGACACTTCATCGCTCTGCGGGAATCCCAACCTATCGAGTGGAGAGGCTTTCAGGCATTCACCGGAACTCTTCCGCATCGGTGGCGTGAACTTTGTTATGGGCCGCAGGATTCAGTTTCAAGTCAATTTCCCAAGCGGCACAGGCGTTAACTATGCCTTCCGCAGCATACAGATAGGATTCGGGCCAACCCCACCACGATGAGCACAACATTCAATCCCATGTCCGTGATGATGGGCAAGCCGTCGAATCCGCTACAGCCGTACATTTCGCGTTCGCCCGTAGACGGGCCGAAGAATCCATTAAGGCCGGGGCAGGAAGGCTCCGCGCCGGGGAATCTCATTCCTCCGCATGGGACGAAACCTACGAATCCATTACTGCCGGGGCAGGAGCGGTCAGGACCAGCGCAACCATCCGCGCCAAGTACAACACTGGGACCGGAATCGGTGCGAGCTACGGGCACGGGGCCATTCGATGACACCTATCGACAGAATCTTGCGACTTTCGCCGGAGGGTTGTTTGGGCGTCCGGGGGGAATGCTGGGTTTCAATCCGACGAGCAATCAGCCTTTCGGCGGAGCGCAAGTAGGCGGAGGAAACGCACCGCTATTTGGAATGCCATCCACGCAGAATCAGATGGCGCTCGGCGGAAATCCTTTTAGCTTCACTCCGCCAGTCGCGCAACAGCAGAACGCCTCACCGGGAATAATGACGATGAGTGATTGGCTGAAACAGTTCACAAGCCAAGGCCGCAACCTGAAAGCAAACTTCACATGAGCACTTTGCCTAATCCTTTAACCGGACAGAATGCGCAGAATCCGCTCGGCTGGCCCGGACAGACGGGTACGAACATGCCACCGTCTACGACCAGCGGGCCATCTGTGCCCGGCTCACCTACGTTGCTAGGTACTCCTACGGGTCCAGTGACAGGTCCGCCGCAGGGACAGTGGGGGAATCCTGGCGGGTTAGATAATCCAAACTCGAATATCAAAGACATTGCCAGAAATGCAGGCGTGCTCAACGTCGAGCAGGGGCAGCTACGCAACAACCTCATTCCTCAGTTTGCCAACATGATGTTTGGCTTGACTGGCCCCGCCGCTGACTTTTTCAAGCAACTGATGAATCTCGGCTCACCCTACTACAAAGAACAGCAAAGAGCTTCTTTCGAGCAGGGCACGCAGCAAGCGCAAAACACGGCGGCTGGGTCGAAAGATCGGCTCAACGCCGCCGGATATGGTGCCGCACCATCTGGGCTTGAGGCGGCAACTATCGGACAGGAAGCGCAAGGCGAGTCGCAAAATCTTTCGCAGACATTCCTGCAAAACCTTTTCAATAACGAGAATTTGCAGATGCAGGCTGCACAGGCAATGTCGCAAATGGCCTCCATGTTCAATCCAGCGTCTTTGTTTGGGAGCACTCCGAATCCCGGCTCAACGCAAGGGCCGACCGCGGCCAGCCAGTTTAAGGACATCATGGGCGGTTTGTTTGGCGGAGGCGGCGCTAGCATTAAAGGTTCACCAGTTCAACCAGGATAAATCAAATGCCTGACCAAGACCCGAACGCACAGCAAGCATCCATTCTCCCGCAATTCATGCAGATGTTGATGCAGGGCGGCGGGCAGCAACCGCAGCAAGCTCCTGAGATGCCGCAGCCTCCGGCAGGCGGAGCTATGCCACCGACTAGCCCAGTACAGCCTAGTCAACCAGGCGGGTTTGACCTGGCCTCAACAGTGAAGCAGGTTTCCGCGCTGCCGGAGTTTCAGGGGCCAAGCCAAAGCTTAGAAGGTATTGCTGGACGCGAGCGTGGCGTCGAGCAGCAGATGAAGGATTTACCCATCCCGCAGATGGGATTCAAGCCTCACTTTGGCGGAGGATTTTTTCATAATTTGGGGCAGGCGCTCATGGTACTTGGGGCTTCCACGGAACCAGGTCAAGCAGTACAAGGTCAAATCTACGGTCCAGATATTCGCAAGTACGGAGCGCAAAAACAGGCATTGGCCGGGCAACTCTCCGCGCTGAAAGACCAGGAAGCTATCCCCACGGAAGAATTGCGTGCGACTACGGGACTTACGCAAGCCGCCGGATTGGCGAGTTATCGCGGACAACAAGCGCAAACGAATCGGATGCGCGTAGATGCCTACTCGCAATCCATCAAAGACCGTGCGCAGAACTTTGCCGCTACGCAGGACTGGCGCTCGGCTTCACTCGATGAGCGCAAACGCGCGAACGTTGTCAACGAAGCACAGAAAGCGGCGGATGAGGCAGGACGCAACTACCGTGCCCAGAATCGTGACGCGACGATGGAAGAGGTTGCGCAGATCGTCACCGGCACCAAGGCGCAGATTGCCAACGAAGCGGCGGCGCGCGACCCCAGCGTGAAGTCTTGGCTGTTCAACGCGCTAGGCGTAGACATTCCGCAAGTGCAGAGTGCTCCGTCGCCAGAGTTCCGTGAGACGCCGAAGGCTAAGCCTAATGCCGCGCCCGCGAAGCCAGCAGCCAAACCAACTGCAAAGCCGCAAGTCGCAAGCGGAGGTGCAGCCCCAGATGGAACGGTAATTAAGATGGCAGACGGTAGTACCCGCATAAAGAAAGGTGGAAAGTGGGTTCCACAGTAGCGCCAATTTATTCAGACGTTCCTGAAGGTTCTGAGGTCGTGTCTCACGGCCACAATTTCACGGACGTTCCAGAGGGAGCGCAGATCGTAACGCCGCAAAGTGGCCCTAGCACAACAGCCGCGTCTGCCCGTGAAGGGGCACTTGGATTCTTCTCTGGGATGGGCATCCCCGAAACCCAGCATCCGGTGAAGGATTTATTCAGCGGTGCATTGAATCAACTCGGCACGATGATGGGAGCTAAGGCATGGCAGGGACAAGACCCCTACGGCGTCGAGGCGTTAAAAGCAACTCCCCCAGCTGCAATGGCCAGCGCGGGTTATGGGGCACTCAAGGATATTTACGGCGGCGGTACTCGCGGCGGGATTAGTCCAGACACGCCACAAGTTGCGCACGGCGTCGGAACACTTGCCGGAATGGGCACCGGATTGAAACTCGCAGATGCCTTTGGTGGCGACGATGCGCTGAAAACAAAAGTCTCCGACGCTCAAAAAATTATCAATCGCCATCTTGCTATTGACCAAGGCAAAGTGCGAGTCGTAAACGAGATGGTACGCAAGCCGCTCGATATGCTCAAGAGCAAAATCAACACCGAAGTTGGAGAGAGCGTGAACAGTGTTTTGCAAGCCGACGAAGCGGACATGATGCAGAAGGGCAACCAAGTTGGCTTTGTGGATGTATCGAAGGCCGCGCAGCAAGCGCGTGACGCGATGGGGCAAACCATGAAGGGCCTGACGGAAGGCTCAGAGTCCCAGATCATCCGCGCTGAATCACGGCCTATGGTTCCGCTACGCGAGGCAAAATCTTTCAAGACAGACGTGGGCACAGCAGCCGCCGCGTTGCACAGAGCAGGCAGATACCGGGAAGCGGCGGCAATGGATGCCCTTTACGACGGTCTTAACACAGCAACGCAAGACAGGGCCTCGGAACTTGGCGGGCAGCACGGAAAGCTCTGGCAGCACTACATTGCCGAGACGCGAAATTACAAGACAATGCAGGGCGGGCTACTTGGGGAGTTGGAGGATGAACCAAACCATGCCACTGCATTGAGTAAATTGATTGACCCCAAGCGGGCTACGGAGTCAGCAGAGATTGGCCAGGCACTGAAGAAGTATGGTGTCGATGATTCTACATTTAATAAAGCCAAGACGTTGGGTGTCGATCTGGACAAGTACGCCAATGAAGCAAAAATGAGTTTCATTGGGAAAATTAAGGCTATTACCGAACACCCCTATGGTGCTACACCGTTCATAGTAGGTGCTGCGAAATTGGGTGCCGCTACCCATTTGCCCGTCATGCAGTTCGCGTTGCCCATCATTGTTGCTGGGAGAGTTTCCGGCTTACTCGACTGGAATATTACAAAGAGTCTATTGAAGGAAATCGAGATGGCCTCGACGCCCGAGGCGGGACGCGTAAACCCTCCGCTTGAAGGCCCGATGGACAAACCTTCAGTTGCCCCACTGAGCGGGGGCAGTCCGCCACCAACTGCCCCCGCTTCGCCTCGCGGAGGGCCGTCTCCCGACGAGCCGCCGCCATCCACGCGCTGGAAGAAGGGCGGAATCAATCAGAAGGGTGTCGAGGAGTCTACCAAGAAGTCGTCATTAGCCGACCAGATTCAAGCGCTTCGCACAACCAACTATGATCTAAAAGAGAGAATGCGGCAGGCAGCGGGTACATCGGCATTTCCTGACGAAGAAGTGCAAGCAGCAGAGAAGCGGATGCAGGAAAATGCCGACCTAATTAAAGAATTGCAGAGCAAGGCAAAGCGGAAACCGTCATCTAAGACTGGCCCCGTTTCTTGGAGGGTGGAGTGAAATTACCTCTTACTTCTTTCGGCTGTATCAATTCTTTTCCGCAACTCTCTGAGCATAGCGCGGGCCATGCTGTAGTGCCTAAATGCAGCGATGGCTATAGGTGCCGCTCCAGAAGGCGGGGAGTACGCCCTGGCATCTTCGTACAAAACATCCTTCGTTTTAGCGTCGATTATTGTAAATGATTCGGAATGGTATCCAGCGGCTCCAGGTTCAGACTCATACCAGAAGCGCAACACAACATCCGCTGCATCAGGCTCAGACACGATCTGGAAGCGACCCCATTTCGTCAGTTCGTCGTGAGCTTTATCAAGTACGTCGGGCGGCCCGCCGACAAGTAGAACGTTCCTCGCCGTGAGAATTTGCGACCGTAGCGGAGCGTACTCTTTCGTTTTGCGCGTAGCGAAGGATGGGACGGTGGCAAGAGATATGAATAGCAGGCCACAGAGAAGATATTTCATGTTAGCGAGCATATTCCCATGCGGTGCGCCGTCAAGACGGAAGGAAAGGCGAAAGCAATAAATGAAAGTGCTCTTTGTGTTACCTGCCGAATCCATCTACGACCAGCAAAATAGGGTCATGGGCTGGAAGCAAACACCCGCGCCGCGCGACAAGCTGAAAAAGCTACGCGATGTAGCTCCACGACTGAAAGAGTTAGGCGTGCAAAAAGTAGTGTGTGCCGACCTCGACGGGCAAAGCGGCTTCTTTCTCGCGCGTAACGTAGGTGTCCCTTGTGAGGAGTGGCGCTCGCTGCGCAGATTCAACTGGGGGAAATGGCACGGGCAGGGAACCACGAAGGCGGAGAAACTATTCTCAGAGATGCAGGAGCGCTGGAAGGAAAATCCCAACATCCCCATCCTGAGCGGAGACAGTTTAACGAGTTTCAAGAATCGCATGGCAGCCTCGAAAGAGAAGCTCAAAAAGAATGGCCAGGTCTACGCGGTTGTAGCGCCTGCATTCGTCATTGAGCAAATCACGGGAGCCGCAGGAAAGTTTGAGCGTGGACGCGTCTACCTCTGGGGCGATTAAGGCAGTACACATTCGCGCCGCTTGACGACGCCATAGGCCAGCAGACGAAGGACTGTCTCGACTGGCTGGTGTCAACGGTGAACACGCTTGTCGGGCAAAATCTCACTTTACAACAAGGCTTTACCGCCCTTTCCAATCCGCAAGTCAATCCCACGACTTCACAACTGCAATCAGTTGGTGGCCGTGTCGGGTCGCTGGCTACAAACTTTGGCTTTACCTGCCCGTCTACAACCAGCATCAGCATATTCTGGGATGGCACTAATTCTTCAACCATCCTCCGTATCTACCGCGATGACAACACAATCGCAGGCCCATTCCCCGGCAATATCACGATCACTGGGCTGACGGCAAACACGCAGTATTTCTTCTATCCCTATTTCGATGAAACAACGCAGACCGTGGCATTTGTGAGCACTACGGGAGCTGTTGGCTCGCCGCCAATCGCGTACACCGCAGCGACCATTGCGGTCGCGCAACAGCAAATACTACGCGGACGCATCCAGCTTGCCTCGAATCTCGCGGTAACCGGCATCATCACGCCTGCCGCTGGTACTACGCCTGCCACAAATACCGGAGGTGGCGGCGGGGGAGTGGGCGTATTTCTGGGGACCAAACTAACGCGATGAGAAAACTAGCCCTATTACTTTTGTTGTTTCCGTCTCTAGCCTACGCGCAGAGCGTGCGCTATCAGTCTCAGGTGACAGGACGGCTTGGCCCGATTGCCGGAGCCTCTGTAGCCGTCTGTACCCAGCCTGCGAATACTTCCACTACACCATGCTCGCCACTTGCAACGCTGGCGACCAGCACATCCACAACCAGCGGCGGAACGAATCCCACTACTACAGACCAAAATGGAAACTTCTTCTTTTACGCCGCCTCCGGAAACTACACCGTACAGATTTATTCACCACAGATTACGTCGCCATTTGTTCAACCTGACACGCTCCTCGCATGCGGAGCGTCTGGAAACTGCACGATCACAGGAACCGTGGATGCAGGTAAGGACAACAGCATCTTCTGGGCAGGCAGCACGCTCTATCCCACTTGCCAGTCAGCAGTCACAGCAGCGGGAACGACGAACAAATCCATCATCGCTATTCGCAGCGATTATGCGGCTGCGGCCTGCCCTGCAACCATCCCAGAAAACATAACGGTCGTCAGCTACGATGCGGTAAATAGATGCGATGTCCTCAACTCCACGCCGCCTTGCAGTGCCGTCTCCTACAATTTCGATGACACGGTAGTTTACAGCCAAGAAAAGCACCAACTGAATACATCACACCAAGACGCCAACGGCGTAACGCTGAATCTATACGGCGTGACTACGCTGATGAATGCGACCGCAAACGGAACGAGCGGAATAGATGGAATCAGCGGCGAAGCAAACACTAAGGGCACACTCTCGGGAACCTTTGGCGCTTTGCAGGCCCATGAAGCGGATGCGACATTGCGCAGCACGGGCGGAACGATTAGCAACGTGCGCGCTGGCATCTTCTATGTAAATTCCGATGTCGGCAGCACAACGGCAGTAACCAACGTGTTCGGCGTGGACGCTCTCGGCTGCAATACGATTTCGGGAGCAGTGCCGACGAATTGCTACGGAGCATTCTTTCATCGGCAAGACCTTGCTGGAGTCGGAAAGGCCAGCGGAAGAAACTATTCTTTCGCCTCGGAAGGTCCGGGACTTTTCCAGTACATCAGTAGCACTGGTTTTGCCGGAATCGACATGGAGGCATCCAATCATGGAACGCACCATGTTTTGTTCACCAATAGCAGCAACCAACTTATTTTAGGGGCGGTCGATGCTACAGGCGGATTGCTTTTAGAGGACTCCTCTGGCGGAGTCCAGCAAACGATTCTTTCTACCGGGACGGCGTTTGCCAAGATTCTACCGCTTCCAAACAATACCGTGGCCCTGACCGCTGATTGGACATGTGGGACCGCTGGCACGGTAGCCTCTTGCGTGGCCGCAACTATTATCGGCTCAGGCGGCGGAGTGCCGCTGACGTTCACGCTCCCACTCATCGCGCAATCCTACACGCTTGAATGCGATGGCGTAGTTGGACAGGCGACTGCGGCGACAGCGAATCAGTGGAACCTGCTTACCGCGACAAATGGCGCTACGAACGTCACGGCCAGCTATTCAATGGCCACGGCTGCCACGGCTTCAGCTTACGGAGCGGTGACGGACCAAGCCTCCACCACGACTACTTTCCAGATTGCGCCTAGCTGGACCCTCGGCGGCACGGCTACGAAGATGCCATTCCACATTTGGGCCAAGGTGGAAGGCGCATCCGTTTCTGGAACAGTTGTCAGTTTGCAGCTTGTCGCGCCAACAGTAGGCGATCTTGTAACTATTTACAGAGGGACGGCCTGTCGAGTTTTCTAGGACGGTAAAACCAACACAATGAAACGAAAACTGCTGTTTTTCTCGCTGCTTATGCTGGCGATGGGCGGAAGCCTGTTCGCGCAAATCCAAACACCAACCGTCGTGCGCTATGACGGCTACGTAGCCCCTCTGGGTGGCGGGCAACTGGCCAGCGTAGCTGTATGCGCGTCAGGTGGCTCTGGCGGGCCTCCCTGCTCACCCTTGGCCGTGATTTACAGCGACCAGTACGGCACCGCGCAGCAAAGCAACCCATTCACGGCCGATTCCCGCGGGCATTACATCTTTTTCGCGCCGGCAGCCAGCTATGCGGTACAGACCTACGGCACCGGCTACAGCACCGTCTTGAGCACGATCACGCTCACCGGGTCCAGCGGATCAGGGTCCAGCTCCAGCAGCCCGTCCAGCAGTGCATTTTTTCTCTCGCCAAGCTTCCTTGCCTGCGGGTCTAATCCAAACTGCTTTATCACGCCTTGGAATACGCGACAAATATCAAATTGTGGGTGGAACAACACTCAATCTACCATCACGTGCCCCTCGGGCTCATTTACTAGCGCGGATGTTGGGAAACGCATCGAGGGTTCGTCAAGTTGCCTAGTGAGCTTGCCAGCTCCCCTTACCGTGGGCACGCAATCAGGAGCGACTGTCAGCGCGTTCATCAGTTCTTCGCAAGTCAGTATATCGAATCCAGCGACCGGAACCGTTGGCGCCGCCTCGGCAACGTGCATATTTTTGGGCAGTCTCGACGATACGGCGCTATCTGCGGTAGATGCCGCAGCGCAACTCTCCCCAACTTGTCCAATCATTTATTTGCCGATGGGCATGGGGTCTTCCGTTCAGCCGCACTTTTTTACTTCACCGCCAGCGTGCGAGGAGTTGCCGGAAATCTCCGGTGGGACAAACTTGAACTGGGGTTTTGAGGTTGCCGGGATGGGGCCCTATGCGACGCAACTACTCGGTTGGCCGGATTACAACCTGGCGGCTTGTACGCATGGCGTCGGCGGGATTGCCTGCATGGGCGGTTTTCAGTTCTATTTCAAAGATTGGACGTTCACGGGTGGTTCGTGGGATGGCGCTGGCACGGCAACCGCCTTCGATTTGATTGAGTTGGGTGCCCTGCATCGCTATGCGAAATTGGAAAACTTCGGCATCACCAATTTTGCGGTGCAGGACGCGAACGCAAATTGCCTGCACGTCCGCAACGCCTATCAAGCCTATGGCTTGAACCTTAACGTCGAAAGCAGTTGCGGTACTGGCTTGAGAATTGAAGCCGGGACGGCGTTCGCGGGCTGCACGATGAACATCAGTTCATCCACGCAAAACAATGTATTCATCAACGGCGGAACGCTGAATGTCGGCTGCGCGGTAAAACCACCCAGCACTGCCGGTACCCCGCCCTTGAACTTTGGGGCCAATTTCTTCGCCAGTATCAACGGGGATAATGTCAATCAGCCGTCCATCTATAACAACGGCGGCACGGCGAACCTTGAAAATACCTATGTATTAAACGCCGGAACGGGCGCAACCAGCAAATATACGATGTGGAATGTCGGCGGCACGGTGAACCTGACAAATTCCACCATCCTGCAATTTAATCATACGAGCAGTGAGGCATTCCACCAACAGGGCGGAACGCTCACGCTCACTAACAGCTCTATTTCCAATACCACCGGCGTGGCTATCAACTTCGCGTCGGGCACCAATACCATGCAGGATGTTGGAATAAATACTTTTTCCGGCACGGTCATAGGCTCGGCCAACATTATCCCGGTCGGGGGAGGGTCGAACAGTTCCGGCATAACTACGGCGTCCACCAACTTCGGAGTGAACCTTACCGCGCAGACGGTTCTGGCTAGCGCTTTCTATCCTGCAACCCTGACCCTCCGCGTTTCCTCGCGTCAGGTCACAGCTGGAGTCGGTTGCGGCGCGGGCAGCAATACAGCGCTGGGAACGCTCAGTTGGACGACGGGCGGAGCGGCGCAAACCGCAACGATAAACACTTTAACGATAAGCGCAAATGGAACAGTCGGCACCAGCATCTTTCAGTTGATTCCAATACGTGCTGATTCGGGAACGGCGGTCACATTCACGACCACGAGCACCTTGGCGAGCGCGGGCTGTTCCACCACGCCTCAATATGCTGTGGATGCGATGCTATGAAAAACTTTCCAGGCGAAATAAAGGAGCCACACAAACAACCATGAAGAGGCTAAGTATTCTGTTTTTGCTTTGCGCGCTGCCCGTATTCGCCCAAGGCCCAGCCATCACGCAACAGCCGGTCAGCCAAACCGTGCAGGCAGGGAATCCAGCTAGTTTTACGGTGACGGTCAGCGGCGGGCCTTGCCGCAGCTTATGGCTCATCAATGGCGCAGGGCATTACGGCTCTTTCGCTTCGACCATTACCTACACATTTCCAAGCACGACCTTGGCGCAAAGCGGAACAAGCGTGCAGGTGCAACTCTATGGCTGCGCGGCCGGCGCAATCAGTCTGCTCTCCAACAAGGTGACGCTCACGGTCATCAACGTAGTCACTCTGCAATCCATTGCGCTAACGCCCATCACTCCGATTATCGGCATCGGCCAGACGCAGGCGTTCACTGCTACCGGGCAATTCAATAACGGCTCGACGCAGGACTTGAGCGCGACGGCAACGTGGGCCAGCAGTTCCACGGCGATTTCGCTCAGCCAGAACGTAGCCACGGGCGCGAGCATGGGCAGCGCAATCATCACCGCAACCTCAGGCGGGATTTCCGGCTCGACAGTTTTAGTTGTGCAGCCGCTCATCACAGTCAATTTTTCAGCGCTCTATGACGATGGGACCGTCCCGCAACTGCAACTAATCGTGAATCAAGTAACGCTCAATGCCGATGGCACTACTACTGCCGTAGGTCTTTTAGCGCTCACCCCGGATGCCACGGGTAATGCTGCTGGCTCGTTCCTGGTGGACCCGGCGATGACCTACCAGGCAGCGGTCGTATTGAACGGCGTACCTATCAGTCCCAATGCGTTCTACCCCGCTGCTTTAATGCTGGCGACCATGCCCAACATCACGAAGGCTAATTTCGGCCTTGTGCTGTTCAGGTCCACGGGATTGGTGAAGGGTTTTACGTCAGGCGCGCAGTGAAGTGCAGTGACCCGGCCTGTAAGCGGCGGGCCACGCGGGAACTGCGCAGCATCCCCATGTGCGAAGCCTATTACATAGAAGCCTTGGAGCATGGCGCGCATCTGGATTTCGGACAATGGGACGGCAAGGCTGGCAGTTTGTATCTCGACGGACGCACCACGTTTTATTTAGAGATGTATCCACGTGAACCGGAGGCCCCCCAGCCGTTAACAATCATGGAGGCCAAGTGAAGAAATATTTGCTGCTGCTTATTGCCATGCCGCTATTCGCGCAAGGCACGCACTCCAACGTCATTTCCTGGGAACCTTCGCCATCCGTTGGTGTGGGCTACAACCTCTACAAATCTGCGGGCCAGTGCGCCATCGACGGCGCGGTGTTCAGGAAGATCAATGCTGTCCCGCTGACCGCTACCACCTTCACCGATACGGGCATGGTTGACGGTGAGGTGAACTGCTACTACATCAAGTCAGTGTCTGGCGACGGCACGGAAAGCGACCCGTCAGGAACGCTTGAGCTTACTACGCCGCGCATCGTGGCGCAGAAGAAACCTTATCCGCCTGGAACACCGCGCGGAGTAGGGAACTAACCCCAGCGAAATGAAAGAGGCCCATGATCCTATGCACCCTATTGCTCGACAGTGGCGGCTTGAAATTCGACTGGACGGTGAACGTCGGCAATCTGGGAGCTGCAATCCTGTTCCTATTGCTGGCTGCTATTGCTTGGACAGACCTTCGCTGGCGTGTGAGAAATCTTGAAACCGGGCAGAAAGTGCACGCCGTTGTCATTGAGAAACAAGCCAACGTCATCGAACGAATCGATAAGGTGCTGGTGCGCATGGAAGCCTTCATTGGGATGACCGACCAGCGAAGAATGGGCACCATCCGCACGCGGAAGGATGACGCCTAGCCTGGAAGTCACTCCGTACGACAGCTTAGACGATTTGAACTTGCTCGCCCTTTGCGTGTGGCGCGAGGCGCGCGGCGAGGGAATGCTCGGCAAGAGAGGCGTGGCGCATGTCATTACGAATCGAGTACAGCATGGCGGATATGGATTGGGTTTTCACGGAGTCATTCTCAAGCCCTGGCAGTTTTCCAGCTTTAATGCTAACGACCCCAATTCCCGCAAGTGGCCTCTGGACGGTGAAGCCGATTGGCTTGATTGTCTCGATGCAGCCAAAGCCGTCACGCAGCAAACGGAAGAAGACTTCACGAAAGGCTCGCTCTTCTACTTCTCGCGCCCGCTGACAGCCCCGCCACACGCCTGGGGACCAGTAGAAATCATGCTCACCGTGGGACACCTGACTTTCTGCAAGCCTATTCCGCCAACATCTAGCGGTGACATATATCTGGAGGAATCGTGACCGAAATGTCCGCAATCACGCTACATCAACTGTTCGACTGGGCCGGAGCGGTAGTGCTCGTCTGCTCGTTGCTCGGCACGTTTCTGCCGCCCTACGAATGGTTCGACAAGTGGCCGAGCTTCCAAGCCGTTTACAAGGTTTTGACCATGACCATCGCACGCTGGGGCGCAATCAATCTGAAGTCGGTTGTGTACCAGCAAACCTCGGTCGACAGCCAAGTAGCTAAAGCAACTCAAACAGGAGGAAACATTGTTACACCGAAAGTATAGTCTCGTAATTGCTGTGCTTGTCTGCGCGGTTGCGCTGGCAGGCTGTCCCAAAGACCCCTACAGAGCCGCCATTCAGGGTTCTGCCGATGTGTCACAGGCGGTGTCGAGCGCGGTAAAGATCACCGCGTCCTACTACTCCGCTGGAACCATCAACGATAGCAAGAAGGCGGCGGTTGCGGGGTATCTCAACCTCGTGACGGATTGCAACTTCACCTTTCGGAAGGGTATTACGGACGTTCACAACGCCGGACAGACAGGCATTTCTGCCTTTTTGCCGGTTGCCGATGGGTTCGTTCGCTGTGTCGCTGCTCAGACGAGCGTAACGAACGACCCGCAGTTGAGCAACATCTTGAAAGCCGTAGATACTGCGGTAAATGGCGTTTCGTTGGCCGTGGCCAGCGCGAAAGGAGCTAAGTAATGGACCCCAACGTAATAGTGGGCCTCGCATTGACCGTGCTGGATGAAGTGGTAGGGATGATTAAGAGCATCAAGGGGCAGTCCTCGTTGACAACCGAGCAGATCGCGGCCATAGCGGACGCGCAAGACCTGAAAAACAAAGAGGACATCAAGGCTTTGCTGGCATTGTAGAGCTTAGGCAGATCTCAGCCTAGGAGAAAAGGGTCGGGAAGGGGCTTACTGACGCGTAGGCCCCTTTTTCTTTTTGTGCTAGAATCCGCCCGTGAAATACACTCGCCCCAAGTCCGGCGCATCGAAAGGAAAGATTCTTGAGATGCGTGCGCGATTCCAAGACGCCAAAGATAAAAACAGCCTAGTCGAGATGATTGCCCATGCCGCAATGTCGGTGGTGGGAACGGAGTTTGCGCGGATACGTCTTAGCGAACTGGAAACAATCATCGAGCAATACCGAAACCTCGATGACTTAGCCTTCGATAAATGGCTGGCCGAGCGCCGTAGGGCATTCCGCAAGGTTCCCAAGCCGCCCAAGGGCCTCCGCGAAGCCTACGATAAGGCGCATCCGCGAGCATAGCTCCCTCAGTACGGGGCAGCATCGCAGACTAGCGCCCACAGTCCCGCCTCGGCTTCGCTTTCACCTACAGGAAATTCACAGTATAACGCTAGGGAAAGACTGTACTTAGACCTGAGATAGAAATAAGTGAAAAAAACGCTTGACTTAGGAAACATAATATAACATATTCAAGACGCTATGGAAAGCGTCATCGGGCTTCAATCCAAGATAGTAGAAGCGCAAGAAGATTTAGGTACTGCCCTTAAGGCGTACCGTGTCCGTAAGGGATTAACGCTTGAAGGTTTGCGAGCGATTCTTACGGTACACGGCGTAAGGGTGTCGGTCGCCATGCTCGGGCGCATCGAGCGCGGGAACCTCAAGGGCAGTCTCCCCATGCGGCGGCGCTTGTTCGACTTCCTTTCGCTGGAAGGGAAGGGTTGATTTATGCTTCAACTCTTCTCGAATACTGTTTACCTCAGCCGCCAGCCGCGCCTCGGCTGCATTCTCAACCCACCGATCAATCAGGTCAAACAACTCTCTCCTGAAGTTGGCCGCCCTTGCGTGGCGTACCAGCAAAAACTCGGTCAATTCTTGGCCGGAACATTCCAAAAGAAATTGTTTCTTAGACAGAGCGGGCAGGTTCAAGGGGCCTCCGAGGGTCGGGCAGGCGTCGTTGTATCGCTACGTAAGCGTTCTGTCAATACCGGGTGATTTAGCTCTGCTTGCTGTAGCAAGCGAGTAAACAGTTTCGTTAGCTCGTAGCAGTTCGATGCGAGGAGGAAAGCATGAACGTCAAGCTTTTGCGCAAGGTCAAGAAGCACATCTTGGAAGAGCCGAAGCGCCTGTACATGTCCGATTACATCAAGGTTGAGAGTGAGCATCACTTGTACGGTCGCGGGTATGCGAAATGCGGGACGGCGGCTTGTATCGCTGGCTGGACGTGCATTCTGTCCCTCAAAGAGACACCTGACGCAATTCGCAGAACCAACGATGTACACGCGACTGGAGGGGAACTTCTCGGACTCACACCAGGTCAAGCGTATCGCCTTTTTGTCCCCAGCGTATGGCCCCAAAAATTTACTCGTGGGACTAGCGATGACGGAAGCGAGGCCACGGCCAAGGTAGCCGCTGCTCGCATCGAGCACTTCATAAAAACAGAAGGACGCAAGTAGCGGCTGAAATTCAGGCCAGTTGTACCAGGGTCCGCAAGTTTCGAGTGAGGAGCGATTCGTGGGCGAATGGATGGTACAGGTTCCCGTCAAGCTCGACCCCGAAACGGTAGCGCGTTTGGATTTGCTGCGCGGCTCATATCCCTTCAAGCCGGGGCGCTCGACAGTCATCCGTGAATTAGTGGAAGAGGGGCTGAGGCTCATCGCGGAGGGAATAATGCAGTTCCGCGCAACCACAAGCAATCGTGTACCGAGTGTCCAGAGTGTACCGGGTATACCGAGCGAGTTCCCTGTCCCTCAGGCAGGGCAAGCGAAGCCTCCGGTCAGGGTTGCGCGAACAGCTACTGGCCGGGGGCAGGAGTCTCACATTAGAAGTGGCCGAACGGCCATGGCCATGGTCCCATTTCGCATCACCTCCCTTTTCAATCGGTTACAAGGCAATTCTACGCGGAGAGCGGCATGAATAACATCGCCCTTTCCGCGCCTACCGCTGTCGGTTTCGTAGTGCTGGCCTGCACCACCACGCTGGCCATTCGCCGCAACCTGAGCGGCCTGCTGATCTCGTATCTAGCCGCGCAAACTTTGTTCTGCTTATCCAACTGGTGGGTGATGCAGAAGTGGCTCCCGCAGGACCGCGCCTATTTCGCCTTCTTTGGCTGCCTGTTCATTGTGCTGTGCTTCGAGTTCGCGCTGACGGTTTGCTGGATCGATGATTTTTGGATTGGCGCTCCGTGCTTGGTTTCGCTGTGCACGGCTGCGTGGCTTTCCGGTTGGCTGCTCTGGCAGGGGATTGCGGAGCAGAGCGTCGGCAAAGCGCCCATACAGGCCAAGCTCATCATCGTGCAGAGCGCGTCCATGCTGGTGTTTGGCGCTGTGGCCCTGCTTTACCTGCGTCGTCCGCTGGCACCCGAACTTGCGGCGGCGGTGTTTTGCTGCGGGCTTTATTGGTTCCTGACCGGCGCGTGGGGATGGGCGTTCGCTGGAAGTCTGGGCAAGTGGAAGACGGCGAATTACTTCGTAAGTCCGATGTTGACGGCGACGTGCTTTGGCTGGCTGGCGGTAATGCTCATCAGCGGCCAATGGGAAAGCGCTCGGCAGCACGCGCAAGACGAGCCAATCGTAGCGGAAGAATTTCTTTT